ATTCTTAATCTTATCTAATTCAAACTCAAGATGATTGATTGCTTTCTGTATGCACTCAACACTTGTAGTGTGCTTCCTTTTTGCTCGGAGCAAATATGTTGTGGCAGTACCGATATTATAGGATAAATCAAAATCTTCAATTACTTTCCTAGCCTCATAACCATACACTTTACCAATGTAGTAGTTAGGAATCTTATCCTTACTGTAGTCTAGCTCATCTGCTCTGTTATAAACTTGCGTTGACCAATTGTACTTCTCGGAACATTCACAAGCATCGAAATGCTCTTCACACCTTGGGCAGTATTCGGTAATTTCCTCGAGTTCATCCTTGCTTAATAGCATCTTAGGATTAATCTCACCTCCACTCCATTTACTATCCTTGTCTTTTACTACATCATCCTTCCAAGTACTACTTGTATTCCGTCCCTGCTCGTAATAATGCTTACTATGCTTTTCGCTCATATCTTTATTATAAATACCATATTCATTTCTTCTTATTGTCTAACGCTTCTTTAGCATCTTCTAGAGTTGTTTTAAATGCGTTTTGACGTTCTCTTGCAACTCTATCATTTAAGTCCTCCATACCATCCATTATTATATCTTCATCCAATATAGTGTCATAGATTCTATCGTGAGCAAGTCCTCCTGTTCTTGTAACAACCTTATCTCTCTTTGGCATATTATCCATCTTCCATGCTATTCTTTCATTCTCTTTTGTTCTCAATCTACTCACTATAATATTCATTACTATAAGTAAGAAAGCTATAAAAAGTACTACCACTGCTATTAGGTTTAGGTACATCATTTTGTTAATATTTTTAATAATTGAGTTGAAGTATATATGCGGTCATCTCCGTCATAATTTTCATATATCATTGTAAAGTTATCATCCTTCCAAGTCCATAAAGACCTTACATTCTTTTTGATATTGTCTTTCAATATCCATTTAATTGTTTTGTATGTTCTTTCTTCTTCTTTCATATTTTTATATATATTATAACCATCTCAACATCACACTCATCATTAACACAACTACTATTTGAAACTATACCATCATCCTCCTCACCATAATCTTCATAGTCATTATCACCACCCCATATTAATTCTTTTTCACACTTTGGACATTTCATAGTTTGTTTTTTAGCCATATATTTCATTAGGAATACTCTGCTGTAAATCATCAATCTCCTTGCAATGACTTACATATTTCCAACACGATTCAAGATTTGGCAGGATGTTATTCCACTCTAAATCTGATTCTACTTCGTTTATATCCTGTATTGCACCTTGTAATTGCCAATACATTGTATCGTTATAGTCCCCTCCTGATTGATTGTCAAATGCTTTTTCAATTTTATTGTACAATGAAATACATTTTTTTTTAGCTATTTCGCTCATAATTATTATTTTTTTAATCGTATCAGGGTGGCATCTGAAAACCACCCCTTTACTACACAGGTCTGAAAAATTAAAGCTTTTAGGTCTTACCCTTTATTGATTAATTATTTCCTGAGTATTTGTCATTAGTCTTGTTGAGGTGGAAATCTATCTGTATAAACATTCCTATCATACTTCCTCGCCTCTCTGCTCTTATCGTTTCTATCGTTTAATCTTTTCCATCCAAACTGCATATAGTATGTTAAGTCAGAATTAATAACTTCTGGCACTTTGAACTTCTCTATCTTTTCTTGCTCTGTGTTTTTCATTGTACAAATATATAAAAATAATTCAATTTTATACTATTTAATTTCTAAAACTTTTACCCTTGATAACCACCACCTTACACTTCCTTAGCCTATCTAAAGTTCTTTCATCATACCTTTTCGTTAAATCTTCTGCATCTAAATTAGTCGTTATTAGTAAAGTCTTTGAACTATCCTCAGCATAAGAGATTGCATCAGCCACTGCATCTATCTTAGTTCCATAATCATTCTTAATACTCTCAGTACCTAAGTCATCAATGATAATAAAAGAAGCATCACTTCTCTCTATAGCACCAAGTTCTTTAGCTGGTATACTTTTCATACTCTTATTTGTTTTCGTCCTAAAGATTGCAGGGATAACATAGTTTAGTATTGTAGACTTTCCTAACCCACACTCACCCATTAGCATTAAACCCCTTCCTTTCGTGTCTGATAACCAATCTATTATCTCATCATAAGAATCTAAATGCTTATAAACATCAATCGTTCTATCGTAATGCTCAAATGCTTTAATGAACATTTCTTTCAATTCTTCTTTAGTTCCTAACTTATACCTATTGTACATCTTAGGTTGTAGGAAATTTTCTATCTTAAATGTATCTTCTATTGTTCTCATTGTTTTAGTTTTTAAAAAAGCGTTAAATTTTTATCATCTCTCATTTCCTTAATAGGTTTTAATAGCTCCTCATAACCACTCAATCCTTTGCCTATATATTCGTGGCAATAAGAAGCTCTTGATAATCTTGTCTTAACTAATTTATCACTACCAAAGTCTTTACGAACTTTTAGGTTTTTTGACGTTGGTCTAAATAAATCACTACATTCTCTGTACTCACCTAATGCTGGGCTTATAGTTTTAGTAAAAACCCTTTTATCTTTATTAACCAAAATAGAAGAAGTAAACTCACTAACCTTACTCCCAATACCCATTCCTTGAAAATCAGGAAGAACAACTGTCCTACTTAAACCATAAGCATTAGGGACTGCTCCTGTTGGTTGAGGTTTGTATACACATATAGCTACAGGTTTATCATTCCATTCAAATAATAAATAACCGAATCCTTTACTACATTTCTCCGTTAAATAGTGATGCTTTTTAAAGAAGTCCCAAGCACCATATTCAACTCTACTAACTTTAAGTTGGATTTTTGGTTTACCTTGCCGAAGCCATTCGCCTCTCACGAGTGCGCCTCCTTTTTGTGGTGAACAAGTCCAATCAGGCATTAGCCATTCCATAATGTCATAATGACAACTAGCCAAAACTATTTTCTTTTTTGTTTTCCTTATGTATTTTTGCAGCGCAAAACTCATAGCTCTCGCAACATCTCTATCTACAACGCTTGTATATTCATCAATCAGAATTACCTCTCCATCTTTAGCTTTTCCAACCTTGTATGCTAATTTTGCTCTATACTGCTCACCATTACTAAGTAGTCTGAATGGTCTTAACCAAGTAGGTACAGAACTTAAACCCATACTTGTAAGTAATAATGCTGCATCACTTGGTTCTATCCAATCAAAGTTACTTATCAAAGGTTTATCATAATTAAAATTGCTTTCACTTAGCTTACCTAATTTTTTAAGTATAGATGTTTTCCCACACCCACTACTACCCCAAATAACCCCAATATTCCAATCAAAGTTTTTAGCATCCCCTAGACTATAATGAATTTCAACCTCAGTTTCATCTCTGTTTTGTATATCAAAAGAATCATATACGTACTCTGTATATTTATCGTTATCAATTTTACTACTCATTTTTATTGTTCCCATAATTTTAGTTTTTAAAATGAACCATCTCCATAATCCTTACCTTTAGTATGTCTATGTGATGTAGTTCTATCGTTAGTATTAGTGTTATTGTTTCTGCTTTTTTCCCACGTAATTATGCAGCTTTTCCAACTTTTCATTTTGTTCTTTCCTATTTTCCAATCTTTAGATTCATAGAAATGATAAAATGTTTCTGCATCTACAGAATTTTTTCTTTCTAAACAATATTCTTTAATATCAATTACTGTTGGTTTTTTAAAACTCACACTACCCTTTGTAGTATTACTATTCATAGTATTAATACTTGTAGTATTACTCTTTCGATTTTTATCGCATAGGTCTTTAGATATTTTTAACATACCCTTATCGATTATTTTAACATACCTATGTGATATTTCTCGTGTACCCTCCTTGTATGTGTATCTAATCTTAATGTACTCATACTTAACTAATTGACTTATCCAACCTGAAATAGTACCTTTTTCTTTATCGTATAAGTCTGCAAAGTATTTATTAGATGCAAAACATTCAGCGTTCATATTGCACAGAGCAGTTATCTCAGCATATAATAGCTTAACATTAGCCTTTAGTCTATTGTCATATCTAACCTCAGCTGATAGTATTGCATAGTAGTTTGGTTGTTCTTTCATTGTGTTATAGTTTTTAAAATAAGGAGGAGTATATCTCAACCCCTCCCTCTTTTTATTTAAAATGGTAAATCATCACTACTATCACTACTATACTCTTTCTTAGGAGTTGTATTAGCCTTCTCCTTTGGCTCAAAATCATTTACATACGCATAATGTGTTGCGCCTTTTTCTGATGGCTCTCTACGTTCTGAAATCACCATAGATACCCAACCATTCTTTGAGTTTTTTTGTAATTCATCTAACTTAAAGTTAGCAACCATCATTTCTCCATACTTAGTTGGAATGTTTTTAATACTACTCGGTAAGTAAACCTTCTCTTTCTTGTCTGTCATTTTTTTGTTTTTTAATTTTATATAATTTAGTTAATGAATCCTTGATTTTATGCTGCCTATATTCTAATCCTAATATCTCCTCATCTAGCTCAACCTCAATTATCTTACACTCTACTCTTTTAAATAATTCAGATTCTTCAGTATAATTATTGTAGAAAAACTTAAACTTTCTAGTGTGGTGGATTATTGATGAGTGGTGTAAATTAGTTACACTTGCTATTTCCATTAGAGTTAATCCAAACATCTCTCTTAAAATGTATATATACATTCTCTTAGCGAATATAATGTTCTTCTTTCTGCTACCTAAAAACATTTTATCTTTATCTATTTTATATATATCTGCCAATTCAGACATAATTATATTGTTATAGTAATCGCTAAATTTCAATCTTCTTCTTTTCATTGTTTTATTTTTTATTTAAGTCGTACACGATTGTATCAACTACATCTTGAACTGTTAAGCCTATAAAGTCTGCTAATCTGTGTGCGTGTATAAATCTAAGGTTTGTTGGTATCTTTATAAATTCTCTACTGGTAGCATAGTTTACTCCTATTACCTTGCATAGAGTTGAATTAGATATACCATAAATTCTTAGTAGTGCTTCAAACTCATTCCTAGACTGTCTGATTTTTAGTAGTGAATATTTCTTAGTCATTACTATGTAGGTATTCATCAACCTTACTAGATAGTACCTTAAAGTTTGTTTTATCAAAGTGATAGAAGTCTATCATCTGCTTCTCATCCAGCAGTTTCATAATATCATCTTCAACTATAAATCCTAACATACTTTTTTTATTCCATACAATGTATGTATAAACCTTTAGGAAGTGTTTAAAAATCTCTATGTCTAAATACTCCATCTCTGTGCATTTTGAGCCATTGCTTTTGTGGGTCTTTTTCATATCTATTGTTGTATAGTTTAGTTATTATTTCTTCTGCTTCTTCTTCTGATAAATCATTTAGTCTGTTTAGAATATCAGCTTTCATTGTTGTTGTTAGTGAGGTAAAGTCAATGTTCCCTTCAATGGTCAGCCATTGTGAGTATGTTAGCTCATTAGGCTTTCCATCAAAAAGTTCATCTATATCACTATTACTTAGGCTCATCTACAATTTCATCCTGACCAAATACTCCTTGCTCATAGAATCCTGTCAGTTTCAACACTACTCTACTCATTGCTCTTTTCTCTGCCATTGATACAGGAAATTTCTTACCACCACCATTTAAGTTAGCAGGAGATGCTTCACCAAAACTCATTACATTTCTTACATCATTACCAACCTTCATAGTTCCTGCTGCTTTTAAAACACAGATACCTTTATCTACATCCATAGTTACCACTTCATATCCAATAGTGATTCCATTCTTAGCAGAAATCTTATCAATACCTGTTCTAGTGATGATTACAAAGCCTCTAGGGTCTTTAAACACATCTTCAGCAGTTAAGCCATTCTCTTTGTAAAGCCTTCTTAAAGCCTCTGTTCTTGTTTCAACAACTACCTCTGGTTGTTTTTGTAGTTTTTCCTGCATTGTTTTTTTTGCCATTTTGTTATTATTTAATTGATTAGTATTCTGATTTTGTTCTTGTTCTCGTTCTTTCATAAATTGTTCTTTCATCTTTCCCATTTTGTTTATTGTTTTAGTTATTAATTGAGGCAAAGATATAAAATTGGAATTGCCCACCAAACTTTTTTAACAATTTTTAGAAAAATGTTTATCTACTAGAGATAAAATGTATGTATATTGTGTGTTATTTTAGAAGTAATGGACTAAACGAGCCACCTGACCACCCTGTTTTTCATGCAAAAAACCTTCAACTGCTCGTGGAACTCCGACATATCCTTTTCTTGAGTGCCAACTATCAGTTCCTGATGGACTTCTCATATACTCAACAGTTACACCAATGAAATCTTTAGCATCTAACCACTTATGCTTAACCTTGTGATGTAAATGATGTAGATACCAATACCTATGAGTTGTTTCTGACCATAATAGAGGTCGTTCTTGTGCCATAGTTAGAGGTAAGTTCGCCATCTTAGCACCATCTCCGTGTTCTAATCCAATTAAATTCTTACCATACTTATAATACTTTCTATGTGCTACTGATATATCAAAGGTAACTTCATCATCTAATCTAAACCAACTCTTTAATGCGTGTGCTAAATGAAAGCCACTCTGATAATCGTGATTAGACATTGAATGAATAACATCTACAGGTGCAATCTCTCTTAATATCTCAACACACTTAACATATAATGCTAGAGCAATTTCAAAATGCTCCCACCACTTACCATCTACATCTTGATTAGTACCTGCTGTAGTTGTATTGTAAACATTATCTATATGCAGAATATCGTTCCCTATGCAAAATAATACCCTATCCACCTCAAAGCCTTTAGATTTATCAATAAGCCCTTGTAGCCCTTCTAAGACCCTCTCACACGCAATCTCTACATTGTAACCATCACCAGTTTCCAGATGATTAGCATATTTACCAATATGAATATCTGCAGGATTAATTACTAACAGATGATTGTTAAGTTTAATCTTTCTTTTTATTGATGGGTAGTGAGGTGAGTGATTTTCTATAAAACTACTAACTGTCTTTAGTATATCAGTTTCATTAGCAGTTATATCTTCTTTAGTTACAATACTAAATCTAAACTCTCCACTAGCAGACTGCCAATGCTTTACAGATACTACATCTTTTTTATCAATGCCTCTCTCTGCTAAGTTAATGTCTAATGCTGTATTGCCATTAGTGTTAGTAGTTGATTCGGCTCTATTCTCATAAACCATCTCAACCTCTTCTTCTGACAACCTTAATCTTTTACCATATTCTTTCATTGCTTAAAGTATTAGTTATTAAGCAATATTACGAAAAAAAAGACCTATATAATACAAAAGTGAGATGTTTTTAAACATCCCACTCTTGAAAACTATAAACAATTGAAAACAAAGAAAGGCACAACCCTTTCTAAGTCTTTACAAAGTTAATTATTTTTTACAACTATCATTGCAATTATTATTATTTTTTTCAAATGCTGAAAAACATAAAGGTAATATTCCTAATCCTGTTAATATTAAAGAGTTAGTATCGATACCATTCTTTTCTATATATAAACTTGCAGCTAAAACTATCACACCACTAATAGTTCTTTTACTACTCCACTTTCCTTTAGTGTCTGTAAATAAATCCTTAATAGCCTTTAACAATTCTGTAATTGGTGTTATGCATCCCTTCATTAGCATAGATCCTATCCATTTCTGTATCATTATTTTTTCTTTGGGTAGTTAGGAATTAGAGCATCAATAACTCTATCTAATAATCCGAAGATTTTGTTATCTT